GAAAAAGAGAGGTGTAATAAATGAGTGCAGAAGAAAAAAGAGAAAAATTAAATAACTATCGTAAAGAACATTTAGAACAGTATAGAGAATATCAGAGAAGATATATTGAGAGGAAGAAAAAAGAAGGTGCTTTACCACAATCTTATTATAGTAAACTGAAAGATAGAATAGAGGAGCTGGAAGAAGAATTAGAATCTTTAAAAGAAGAATATGAAAACTTTAAACGTGATGTTGAAGATAATTATAGACGTGTAAGTGTTGCAGAGCAAATTGATTATAATGAGGGTTGGTAATATGTATAGTGTTAAAACAATTGAATTAGTAATATTTTTAAGTTTAATGTGGGTATTAGGTTTTGTAATAGGTATGGAGTATAAACAAATAGAAATAGATAAAATAAAGAAACATAATAAAGTATGTTGCTTAGATGGTGGGTGGAATTGTGAGTGAAAATTATGAAAATATGACTAACAGAGAAATTAAAGAGCAATTAGAGTGGAGTGATCATCACGAATTTAGCTATAATTATGCTATATGGGCTTTTGAAGAAATAGATAGATTAACTAAAGAATATGAAAGAATTTATAATGAAAATTGTAAATTAAGAGAAAATCATAATATAAATGACATTACTTTATTAGATGAAAATGAAAGACTAAACAGAATAATAGATAACATATTTAAATTTATGCAAAACAAGTATGACAATAGTGATTTAACAGGATTTACAATATCATTTATGGAATTACAAGATTTAAAAGCATTAAAGGAGGAATAAGTAAATGCATGTTGAAAATATAACAAGTAATGCTATGAGTTTAGACAGAAATGGGCAGTCAATGTTAATTCAAGTATATGAAAAAGAAATAGATAGATTAAATAATATAATATTAAATCAACAAAAAAGAATAGATAAAACAATTCAAGCAATAGATGAAATACTTATCTATAATGATTTATCTGATACAACAAGTGCTTTTGGGAATGCCCCAAGAGAATTAAAGTTTTATTTAAGTGAATGCGATACATTAGAAGAATTTGATAAACTAAAAGAATTAAAGGAGGAATAAGTAAATATGAGTGAAGAAGATAGAAAATTACAAAAACATTTAGTTGATGAAATGATGAAAGTATCAAAAACTAACCCTGATGTAATGTTTTATATGGAAGCATTAATGAAAAAATATGAAGAACTTGAAAAAAAAGTAGAACAATTAGAAAATATAATAAATAAAGCAAAAGAAGAATGTAAATCAGTAATAGGTAATCCTGAACATACAATAGTTAGTGAATTTAATATAAATGGTTTGATGAGAATAATATTAAATATATTAAACAAAGCTGAAAACAATGGAAAGAGTAATAAAATGAAGAAAATGATATATCAGAAAGATAGAAAAATTGAATTATTATATCAAGGAAAATATAAAGGGTATAAGTATTACATTTTAAACTTAGGAACACATCCAACTGCATATATTGAAATTCCTAAGCATAATGCTTTATTCAAAAAACATTATGATAAAATTGATTTAAATGTACATGGTGGTCTGACTTATAGTGAAAGTATATTATCTATTAGTGAGAATGAAAAAGCAGAAGGAGAATGGTTTATAGGTTGGGATTATGCCCATTGTAATGATTATGCAGGTTTTTATGATGAAATGGATTTTATTAGTCGATATTATAATTTAAAAAAATGGACTACTGAAGAAATTAAGCAAGAATGTGAAAATGCTATTGATGAATTAAAAGATAAGGGGAACAAATATGAGTGATAAAGAAAAGCTAAGATCTATAAGTAAAAGAATAAGGGAAGCAATAGATAACGATGAAGATGATTTATTATATGTACTATTTGATATACAAGATATTATTCAGGATGAAGAAGAACAGAAACTTGCTTATGATAGATATATAAAGCCCTATATAGAATAGGAGGATAATAAATGAAAACATTAGAAACAATAACAACTATATGTGGATGTTGTGCTATTATAATTGCCTCAATAATAGTAGTAATCTTATTTATAGGATTAGTAATAGTATTAGTTGGTGAATTAAAAGATAGAAGGAGATAACAATGGAAAGTAATATATATAACTATGAAATGATAAGATCAATGATGAAATCACCTAAAAGAGATATATTACCAAATGATGTATTAATATACAAGAATGGTGAGAAAGCAGTATTATATGAACAGTATTACTGGACTATATTAAAATTTTATGATGATGACTTAAATCATATTTATAATGATGATTATACAATTATAGAAGTATTAAGACCTCATTATGAAAGAATATATGATAGAGAGAAGGAAAAGATAAAATGACACAAAATGAATTTGCAAAGGGTTTAAATCAAGCTGTCACAGGAGAAAAGTTTGTTGATAAAGATACAAATAAATATATTTATGCTAGTTTATCTCAACCTCCTATAAGAATAATAAATAAAAATAATAGTGATGATGAGTTAGATTTTACAGTTGAGTGCCCTAATTGTGGCAGACACGTAAATTATGGGACAGAGATCTTTATGGTATCAGGTCGTATTTATTGTTCTAAGGAAGATTGCAAAGAGGAAGTTTATAAAAAATGGAATATAGAGAAATAGCAGATAACTTTTTCAAACAAACCTGTGATATGATAACTTTTGAATCAAGAGAAGAATGGCTTAAATTACGTATGAAAGGTATTGGAGGTTCTGATGTTAGTTCTATAATGGGACATAACAGGTGGAAAACTAGAAAAGATATTTATAGAAGTAAGTACGTACTTGATCCTGAAATAACTAATGATGCTATTGAGTTTGGAAATGCTTTTGAACCTATAATCAGAGAATCATTTGCATATAAATATAAAGATATTTATGAAACATTAGATTATAAAGATACTATGTTTAGAAACATATTTGTACCCTACTTTCAAGCAAGTTTAGATGGTGTATTAGTAGAAAAAGCAACTAATAAAGTTGGTATATTAGAAATTAAAACTACACAAAATAAAAAATCTAAATGGTATTTTGAGGATGGGAGTAAAGGTGTTCCACAAGAATACATAGACCAAGCTATACATTATTTCATAACAACTAATGCAGATTTCGTAGTGTTCTATGCTTTAGTAAATTATGATAGGGATGACATTGATAGAGATATGGAATTTTTAAAACCTAGAAGAATAAATAAAGAAGATGTTTTAGAATACAAACAAGAGGTAGAAAAAGAGTGTATTGATTTTTGGGAAAATTATGTTAAGAAAGGTATTGAACCTAAAAATAGAGTGGTGTTTTAATATGTTATTTAAGGATAAGTATAATTTAAAATATAAAACACTTAAACACAATAATAAATATTATTTAGTATCAGTAAATAGAGGTAATAAAAATAATATTTGTTATAAAGTGCAAGTGTCAGGAAAAGAAAATGTGTTTAAATATATAAGAAATAATAAATTAGTAAAAATAGAGGAGGAAGGAAATGAAAGTTAATAATAATCATATTGCATTTCTAAAAGAATATGAAAAATTATGTAATAAATATAAAATGGGTATAGATGGTTGTGGTTGTTGTGGTAGTGCTTTTTTAACAGATTGGACTAGTGGTAATTTTGAATATAGCAACGACTTGAAATATATTAACTATGAGTATTCTGAAAAAAAAGTTTTAATTAATGATAAAACTATAGATGAACTTGAAAAGGAGGTAGAAGTATGTTAAATGAATTAGAAAGACCAACTTTAAATATTTCATTAGATTTAGATATTCCTAAAATGGAACCTTTAAAACATGATTTAGATAAAGTTGAAGTATTTGCTAAACAACTTGATGAGTTTTACAGAGATGCTATAGAAAAATCAGATGATTTAGATATAAAACTTGTAAAACAAGAAAGAACTAAAGTAAGAAAGGTAATAAAAACTATAGAAGATAATAGGAAAGCTATGGTAAAAGCATACAAAGAACCTATTAAAGATTTTGAAGATACATCTAAGAGAATTGAAAAGATTTTAAAGGGTACTGACGGTATGATGAAAGAATTAGTTGATGCTGATAAAGCAGCTAAGGAAGATCCTTTTGCAGGATTATCAGTTAATGAAAACTTATACACAATTAAATTTAGAACTACAGAAGATAGATATAATGAACTTATAAAATATATGAATTTAATAGGAATTAAGGAGGAAAATAATGGAAGATGAATTAGCTAAAATTAAAAATGATTTAAAAGATGTAGAGCATCTTATACAAAGAAGTACCATAATTAAGTCTAAAGACCATTCAAAAATTTCATATTATGTTGTAGATTCTGATATAGTTTTAAATCTACAAAATATACTTTACAATTTACAATTGTGTCTAAAAATGAATGAAATAGTATATGAACTAAATAAAGGAGATGTAAAATAATGGAAGTAAGTTTAAAAAGTAAAATTAGTGAAATAAGATGTGAATTATCTAAGAAAATGAGTAAGAGTGGTAAAAATGATTATAGTCATTATAACTATTTTCAATTAAAAGATTTTATGCCACAAGCATTAGAGCTATTTAATGAGAAAGGTATTTATACAGAGTTTTATCTTAGTAGAGATAAATATGAAATGCCTAGTAAAACAACTGTAGCAAGGACATTTAATGATGATGGTACTCTTGCTAGTGAGGTAGAAACTACAGAAGAAAATTGGGAATGGAAAGAGTTTGCACATTTAGTTGTAGTTAATCTTGAAAATGAAGATGATACTATAGAATTAACTAAAGAAACTGCAAACGTGCAATTACAAGCATCACAACCTATCCAAAACTTAGGTGGTAAATCTACATATATGAAAAGATATATGTATATGGATTTATTAGAAATTAATGAAAGTGATATTGTTGAAGAACAGACAGGTAAACCTGTTAAAGTTGAAACAACTAGAAAAACAACTAAGAAACCTGCTGTATCCACAGTAAGTACTAAGGTAGAAGTTGCACCAGCTAAAATAGAGATACCAGAAACAGACACATATACTGCTGGGACTCCTGTTGAAGAATTTGATACTTCTGATTTAATGAGTATGGAAACTAAACAAGAACTAGCTAATAAGATAAGAGAACTAGGAGGTGATCCTAGAACTAGAATAGTTGAGATAGCTAAAGAATTAGGTACAGACGTACCATTATTAAAAGAATCTGATAGAGATAAAATATTAAGTATGATAGAAAATAGATTAAGTTAGGAAAAGGAGAGATAATATGTTCAATCACGTAATATTTAAAGGAAATTTAGTAAATGATACTAAAACAATGAATAATCAAAATGGGGGTATAAGTGCATTTAATAAAATTGGGGTATATAATGGTAAAAATAAGAACGGAGAACAAAGACAATCAATGTTCTTTGATATAGTTGCTTTTAGTAGAAGTGCTGAACAACTAAGAGATATGGGTACTAAAGGCACTCCTGTAATTGTGTCAGGAAGATTAGAAGAAGAAACAACTGTATCTCAAACTAATGGACAAACTTATGTAAATAAAAGGATTGTATGTGATAATGTTAGTATTTGTGTAAAGCCTATACAACAAACAAGTGGACAACAACCACAATACCAGCAACCTAATTATGCTGCACCACACCCTGCTTACCAAGCAGCAGTACAAACTGCAGCATCACCATGGTAGGAGGTTATTATGGAATTATTTAAAAGAACTAAAAAACAACCTATTAAAATTAGAAATTTTAAATATATAGGTAATGCTCAACATTATCCTAATATAGTTTATTACTATAAGGAATTACTTAGAGATAATTTTGAAATAATGACTTGTGCTTTAGAAGGTACATTAAGAAAGCCTGAAATAGGAGCAGGTACTAATGTAAAAGTTATTGATGTTTTTATGGCTAATTATCTATATAATTTAAGAAATGATATAAAAACTGTTGATATAGCAAGTTTCGTAGAGTCAGCTATTAAACACTCTTTTGCTGATTTAAAAGAGGAAGAACAAAAAGGTATGATAAAAAAGTTTAATTCTGCTATACCAACTGAAATTAAAAGTTCTAGTTATTATAAAGAAGCTAAAAAAGATGGATTCAATGTACTATATTGTAGTAATGATGAATCTGAAGATAGAAAATTTGGGGTTGTAAATGTAGTAATGTATAAAGACATAAAAATTGATAGTAAGGATGAGAGGTTTGATATTCATAGCTCTTATACAATTTTTAGACCTTTAAATTTTAGGACTTCACCTAGTTATATTAAAGGTGATTCTAAAATTAAATACATAGAATTTAAACAAGAAGATATTAATGTTGATCATGATTTATTGATTTAGTAGAAAGAAGGGAGCTATATGCAAATACATTTTTTTGAAAGTTATATTGAAGAAATGTTTAATAATCATAAAATAGATACAATGTTCCCTGATGATAAGGGCAATGTTTATATGTGTTGCCCTTTTCCACATACTAAAGAAATATTTGATGAAGAAACTTGGGGCTCTAAAACAGTGGAGTTCTATGAGAAAGTACCGAGTTCTAGTATTAATCTTGATATGAGAGTTTTTCATTGCTTTGCTTGTGATAAAACTTACAAAGAACTTGAATTTGCAGCTGCTATTACAGGCAAGGACAAAGAGAGTATTATAAGAGAATATACAACTATAGAAGATTTAGAGAATGATGCAAAAACTTGGGAAGAAAATCAACATATAGTGCTACTTCATAACAATGAAGTAATAGAAAAATTACATAATTTAAAAATAAATAATGGTGTTATTGAAGAATTAAAATTAGGTTATATGACAAATTGCTTAGCAATTCCTGTATTTAAAAATGGGAATCTAATTAATATAGCAAGATATAATATTAATAAAATACCTAATAAACCTAAAAATGAATATAACAAAAATGCTAATACAGGAGATATAATTCCTTTTGATATTTGGAAGAAAGATAATAGACCCACAATTATCTGTGAGGGTGAAAAGGATATGCTTGTTGCAAGAAGTAATGGTTATAATGCAATTACTCTTACAGGAGGGGCACAAACTAATTTACAAAGGGACTACTTCCCTTTATTTAGAGGAAGAACAGTCTATATTTGTTATGACAATGATGATGCAGGTAGAAAAGGAGCTTTAAAAAGGTATCAAGAACTTACAGATTATTGTAATGTATATTTACTAGATATAAGTAGAGTATGCAAATTAGATAAAGAAGATGTTGCTGACTTCTTTGTTAAGTATGGTATGCAAGGATCTGATTTTGAAAGACTAATCAATGATACTGCTAGAAAACCTAGGCAAGAAGAACTTGAAAATATAAAAAGTAAATATACTATTAAAAACAGTAAAATAGAAATAAATATACAAAATAGTTCATTTAGAAAAGATTTAAAATCAGTTTTACAAATTGTTGCTACTTGTACTGAAACCTATGCTGTTCCTGAATATGCTATTTTTAAACCTTTAGATGCCTCTGAGGGGGCTCTTGATACAAAATCGTGGTATTTATCAAGTGCACACGAAACCTTCCTAGAATTAATGGAGGGTACAATAAAATCAAGAGATTTACCAGGTATATTAGCAGGAATTGTTAGGCTTCCTTCTAAATGGGAGAAACATTATAGTTTAAATATAGGCACTCTACAAACAATATATAAAGTATCAGTCACGGATGTTGCTTTAGAAAGTGATGATAAAGCATCTGAATTTACGATTGATATGTATTCTAAAACACCTTTGCAAATTGGAAATACTTATGAAATAACTTATAGATTATACCCTCACCCTAAACAAGGAAGAAAGATTATAGCTGTAGCAAAAGATGTTGTTGAAACAGACTATTCCTTTGACACAAATAATATAGAATATATAAATAGTTTGAATCAATTTAAAGTTAATACAACTATTACACAAAAAGTAAATGATTTATATGAAAGTGCAAAATGTCATATTGCACCTTACTTAAATAAATCAATATGGTTTATGATGGATCTTGTTTTTAATTCTCCATTAGATATTATATACAAAAATAGTATGAGAGGAGCTTTAGATGTATTTGTTCTTGGAGATACTAGAACAGGTAAATCTGAAACTTCTAAAGCACTAAAGAATCTTTATGATTTTGGTGAAGTAGTACCTCTTAAGACAGCAACTGTTGCATCTTTAATAGGTGGTACTGATGATAAAATTAAGAAAACTAAATTAGGTGTAATACCTAGGCACCATAAAGAATTAATTGTTATGGAGGAGTTTAGTGGGGCTCCTATGGAATTTATAAAAACACTAACTGAAATAAGGTCAAGTAATATGGTTAAAATTTATAGAATTGCAGGTGATGTTCAAACACCTTGTAAACTTCGTATGATAACTATATCAAATCCTATTAGTGAAAATGGGCAACTAATGACTTTAAATTCGTATCCTAATGGTGTAGAACCTATAAATGAATTAATTAAATCACCTGAAGATATTGCAAGGTATGATGCTTTTATATTATTTCCTAGAGTAGAAAAATTATCAAACCCCTTTGGAACACAGGTAAACGATAATCTAAAAATAGACCAAAAACATTATCAAGTAAAAAGTAAGTGGATTAAATCACTTACAGAAGATAGTGTTATCATTGATAATGATATAGGTAGTTATATATTTGAGAAAAGTATAGAGCTTAATAAAATGTTTGAGTGTAGTTTTACAGTATTTGGGAGTGAAACTGACAAGAAAATTGCTAGATTTTCTGCTGCACTTGCTTGTATGCTTTGCTCAACTAATGATTATAAACATATAATTGTAACAAAAGAACACGTTGATTTTATTGTAGATTATTTAAAGCATATCTATGATAATGATGTATTTAGGTTAAGAGAATTTGCAACAGAAGAAGGATCATACAGTAAAGTTGTTAAAGAAGATACTGTTGAACTTGAAAAAATGTATCCTAATAATGTCACACTTATAGACTTCTTAGCAAATTGCTCTAAAGTAAATAGAAATGAATTAGTAACTGTATCAGGTTTAAATAAAGATGATTTTAATAAAATCTTTAATGTTATGGTTGCTAGAAAATTTATAAAATTAAATAGAGATTTAGTATCTCCAACAGTTAAATTTAGAAACACATATAGAATAATGGATAAGTCATTTAATCTTGCAGATAAAGCAAATATAAATGACAATAGAAATGTATTTTAGGAGGAATTATGGAGGACAATAGAAGATTAAAAGAACTGAAACTTATGCTTTATCTAAATTATATGGCTAAAACAGAAGATGTAAAACCTTTTAGGCACTTTATAAAAGTATTAGGTTGCTTATCTGATGCAATTAATAAAGAAGCACACAAAGCATTTATTAAAATGGTTGAATCATCTATAGCAAATAATTTTCTTGGAGCTTCTGATAAAACCTTAGCAGCTATGCTTAAAAGAAATTTCAAAGTATCAAAAGCACAAAAACTATTGAGATGTTCAGGTACCACATTTTATGAAAGATTTGGGTCTTATTATGCTAGGGATTTTATTGATGAAGAATATCTAAAAAGTTTAAAGCCTGTAATTAATACTTTAGATGGTCAATCTATGATAGATACTTTATGCAGTTTTATAGATAACTTTTATTTTGAATTAGGAAATGAGGAGCATGATTTAAAAGACAATAAACGGACTCTTGAATTAGAATTTTGGTTAATATATGATCATCTTATAGCATCTATAAGAAGTGCAACAGTATGTGATAGGTTTATAAAGAATATATGTGATGTATTTGAGATAGATTATAATAGTGTATTTCAATTAAGGAGTAGCTTACATCTAATAACAAGAATATTTCCACATTTTTCACTTAATAATAGATATTTTATGCAAGAGTTTGTGACTCTTTATATGCACAAAGGTTTATCTAAAGGTACTATAGGCTCTAAAGTATTTCATAGGGAATCTAATTATCTTTATAATGGTACTAATAAAAAGTTTACACCTATAGCAGATAAAGATATTATATGGCAATATGCTCCCACAGTTAATTGGGATGACATAAATAAAGAATCAGTACAAAAATTTATAAATGTTCTCCATAATTTTATAAGATATGGAATCAGATAAATTTCTATTTTCTAAATTTAACTATAAAGTAAAAGAATTAAAAACATTGGCTGACATAGGAGATATGGAGTGGGATTTTATCCTAAGCAATACAAGATATTTTGCTTATGATACTGAAACCACAGGTCTTAATTTTATGAAAGATAAACCTTTCTTAATAATATTTGGATTTGATAAAAATGTATATTATTGGGAAGCAAGTTTTAAAGAAGCTACTTATGCTATGTTTAGAATAGTACAAAGTACAGATAAAATGTTGTTTGCTCATAATGCTAAATATGATTATCACATGATGCACAATGGAGGTACACCTATCCCTGATGATATTGAGTTGTCAGATAGTATTACATTATTTAGGTTAATAAGTGATTGTGATGATGACTTTCAGAGTATGAGGCTTGAAAAATTAGGAGAAAAGTATGTTGATCCTAGTGCTAAGTTTGCAGGACACGAAATAAAGAAACTAATAGAGCACATGAAGGCTGAAAGAAAAAAGATAGTTTGTTCTAACTATAAATTACTTACAGGTGAAAAGTCATTTAAAAATGCTTGGGATACATTTTCTAACAGAGTTAATTTTATTACAAAATATCACGAGTGTTTTGATGACTATAAAGAACCTACTTACTATGATGCTTATTTGAGAGAGCCTGATCTTGTTAAGATGTATGCAGTGGATGATGTTGTTATAATTCTAGAATTTTTAGATAAGGTAGGAACAATATATGCACAAAAATATTGGGATTATTCTACTAATTCTATAGATACAAGAACTTGGAAAAGAGAAAATAAACTTATTAGAGGTATTGCAGCTATGGAAAGAAATGGTTTTAAAGTAGATGTTGATTATCTAATAAAATCTCATTATAGAATAGAAAAATTTAAAGAATTATTATATGAAAAATTGCATAAGCTAACTAATGATACTTGGAAAGTAGGCCAACATGCAGAAATAAAGAAATTTTTTGAAAGAGAATTTAATTTAAAACTAGAAAAAAGTGATAAAAAAACTATACAACAATTATCACATAATGATAATAAAACTATAGCAGAAATTGCTAGATTAATTATAAAATTAAGAACTGTTGATAAATGGTTATCTACTTATATAGACGGTGTTTTAAATAAAATAATTGAAATTGATGGTGAGTGGAGATTATATACATCTATAAATAATAATGGTACAATTAGTGGTAGGGTAAGTTGTGATTTGCAACAAATGCCTAAATATGCTATAAATGAAACAGATGATGATGATAATTTATTACTTGATGAATCACTTACAGATGATGATGGTACTGAATTGTTTCACCCTAGAAAGTTTGTTATTCCTAGTGAAGGTTATAAATTATACTTTGAAGATTTTAGTCAGATGGAACTTAGAATACAAGCACATTATACCATTTTAGTAGGGCATACTGATTATAATTTATGTAGAGCATATATGCCTTATGACTGTAAACTAAAAGATGGAACTGTATTTGATTATAAAAATCGTGAGCATATAAAACACGCATACGATTGGGAGTGGTTTAATCATGATGGTACCGAATGGGAACCTACAGATTTACACACTAAGACAACTCTTACAGCTTTCCCTGAATTTGCAGATAAAACTGATACAAAAGAGTTTAAAAAGAAGTGGAGATATTTAGGTAAATCTACTAATTTCGCTGAGATGATATTATGTTAAAAACCTTCACTTGTAAAAAATGTAATAAAATATTTCAAAAAGAAATGAAATCATCTTATGTATGGTATTGTGAAGATTGTAGAAAGAAAAGAAATGTTGAAATAAATATGGCTGTTAAGAAAAGAAAACATCCTGAAACTGAAATAGGTGTTGGAAGTGGTAATAGTACTAGAAATAAAAGTCATTACAACCACCCATCATTTAAAACAGGAATACAGGCTTACAGAAATATTTATAAAGATGCACATAAAGATATTAAATGTGAATTATGTGGAAGTACAAAATATCTATGTGTACATCATTTAGATCATAATAGATACAACAATGATATTTCTAATCTGCAATGTCTTTGCAAAAGTTGCCATCAAAAATTACATTGTAAAAGAAACAAGAAAGGACAATTTACGGCGAAGTAAAACTGTGTGAACCTTAGCAAGGGTGTCCTAGAAATAGGGCTAACGAGGGAAGCCTAAGTCAGAAATGATATGGTAATCTCGTGCCAAGCCTCTTATGAGGAAGGTGTAACGACTATCGGTGATGAATGTAACCGAGTACACTACTTATTGCTACAGTAGTGGAAGTGCACAGCAACTCAATGAGTTGAAGAAATAGTCTAGTCCTTATGGAAACATAAGGTAGTAAACGAAAAATTATGGGTGTGGAGCTAAAACATTAGCATCTAATTTAAACATTGATTTAGAAACTGCTACTAAACTTTCTGATGCTTACAATAAAGCATATCCAGGAGTTATAGAATACCAAAAAGCAGTACAAGCAGAACTTAATTTAAAAGGTTTTGTTACCAATTTATATGGTAGAAGATATTACTTAGAAAAAAGTACAAACTTCTATAAAGGAAATAATTATATTATACAAGGAACAGGTGCTGATGCACTAAAAGAAGCTGAAATAAAGATATGTGAATATCTAAAAGATAAAAAATCACGATTCATATTACCAATTCATGATGAGCTTGCAATAGAAGTAGCCCCTGATGAAGAAAGTTATGTACCTAAAGCAATTAAAGAAATGCTTGAATCGTGTGGTGATGTTATAAATTATGTACCAATGGTAGTAGAAGTTGAAGCAACTGATACAAATTGGGCTGAAAAGAAAGAGGTGAAATTATGAGAACATATACAGAAAAAGATGTAGAGGATTTCTTAATTGATAGATATGGTACTAAAGTATTAGTTTATAAAGGGTTTTATGCACTAAGATATATTATTTGTCATCACAATGACATTGTAGATAATTTAGCAAATGTTTATACCGAGTATGCAGATGAAAATAATACAACTATTAGTGCTGTTGAAAGGGCTATTAGGCACTTTAGAACAAGAATAAATACGAATACTGAATCTAATAAAGAACTTATAAATCTTCTTATAATTGAGTTTCAAAGGTGGTTATAATGCCTAAGGAACAAAACATACAAACATCAATTATGAATTATATAAGTTCTATTGGTGGGCTACCCATAAAGTTTAATAATTTTGGTATATATGCTAAAGCAGGTGTATCAGATATACTTGCTTGTATAAAAGGAAGATTTGTTGCTATTGAGGTTAAAAGACCAGGCAATAAACCTTCTGCAGTTCAATTACAGTTTATTGCAGCTATAAACAGTATTGGAGGTTTAGCCTTTTGGGCTGATAACTTACAGGATGTTAAAGACAAATTAAAAGAGCTATCTTGAATAAGCTCTTTTTCTTTTTAATCTATTTAGTTTCATTCTATTAGTAGCATTTATTTCTGTCATTGTAGGTATATCTACACCTTGATTCTTTAATCTCTTTATTATGGCTTGATATTGTTCTAGCTCATCATACAAACCACTATTAACAATATTTTCTCTCTTAGTATTTTGTAATATTGTTCTAAATATTTCAGACCATAATTGTTGAGGTGATGTATCATTAGTATCTTTTTCAAGAACTGTTTGTACTTTTCTAATTAAATTAGTTGATACATTTTGTAAACCTAAACTATTTAAAACAGTTTCAGCTACTTTTGCAGAATCATTTGCAGTCTTATTGTCTATTCCTAGTTTATTTAAAGTCTTTTTAAGAACTGTATAGTTTGCATCCTGACCTGTAAATAAACTCTTGCCTGTTACTAATTCTATAGGTGTTCTAAGTACAGGTGTTGTTGATGACAATGTTCTTCTTATAGGATTACTTGCAAACTCTCCTAAATCAGATATTGGTAAGTTAGATTTTAAGAATAGCTGATTACCATTAGCATTATCCAAAAATGGCAGCCAAATTGGTACTTGAAAGTTCTCTTTCTGATAATCATAATAGTTATCTTCCCCAACACTATCATAAGCCTTATTATATGCTCTAAATAATTTAGCATATTTAGGAGTATTCCTCATAATATTTTCCATTTGAAACATTAAGTTCTGCTTAGTAAATGTGTAGAAAGGAATTAGTTTTTTCATAGCATTTTTTTCAATATTAGACATATTACTTGGATCAAATAGAACCATACGAACAGCATCTATTGCATTAGATCTTCCTAATTTTTCTAAATACTTAGGATGATCCTTTGCATACATTAATAATGCTAAACGGTTGTAATTATCTATAAATTCATTTGCTTTAACACTTGCTTTAGATAATCTACCTGTTATACCTTTACTACCTTCAATAACATCTTCCAAGGCATTACCTTTTGAGAAAGCATCTGCAAATCCAGCAGTGTAGAACTCTTTTAAAGTTTCAAATTGTTTACTTTCTTGAGCAGTTAGTTCTATACCTTCTTTAGCTTTAGTAATAAGATTGTCTGCATTATTCCATAACTCTGCAGCCTTTCCATAATAAACAGGTAATGAGCTTACAGGTACACCACTTAATACCATATTGGTACCATTACCTATGATATTTCTTATTTGAAAACCTGGTGTTAAAGTAGCAAATTTCTTAAATGTATTATTAATACCATTAAAGAATTTTACTAATGGGTGTGCCTCTTTTGAAGCAGCATTTTGTCCTACTCTTAAGATATTGATTAAATCATTATCCATAATCAATGTTTTTCCTTTAAGGTAATTAGCTACAGCATCTGCACCCTCTTTCATACCTTCAGGTAAGACACCTCTAACATCTCCAACTAATTTAGTTGCAATAGTATCCCCATTTACTTTTGTAAAACCATAAGGCACTTTACTTGGATCAGCTAAATCATCTACGAATTTTACATACTTTTTATTTGTGAATATACCTGTTTTAAGAGCCTCATTATAAATAGAAGCACTCCTAGATAATTCAGAACTTTGATTAACAAAATCCATAAAGTTAGTATTAAAGGCAGTATTCATATACTCCATACCTTCTTTACTTGCTAATATATTAGCTGCTTCTGCCTGCTTCTTTATTAATTGTGTTTTAGAATTAAAGATTGCATCAGCAGAATTTTCTATTTTATTTAATGCAGCCTGTTGATATTTAAGTTGTTTTGGTATTGAGTCAGCCATATCTGCAGCAGCTTGATAAATTTCATTCATCTGTGCAGTTGCTTTTTTAGATTTAGCTACCTCTCTTGCTATTGATGCTCCTAAAGATTTACCTTCTTTAAATGCTTTATTACCATTTTTGATTATATCTCTACTTTGTTTATTTTGAAAAGCCTTAGCTACATCTATATTATTGGTTACTATTTTTTGATTTCTAACCATATCTTCTCTAAGTTTGTTTAATCTATTAGGTGAATTACTACTTAATTCCATAGCTTTATCATATACACTTTTAGATTTTTCATAAGATTTAAAAGACTTACTATTTCTAACTAGTTTTTGCTTTTCTAACATAGTTTTTTTAAGATTACCTAAAACCTCTTTTGAAGTACCTTTTGTTTTTAAAGCACTCTCATAAGCCTCCTTAGCTTTCTTATATTGATTAAACGTATTACCTTCTGTTATTAATTTTTGGTTATTACCTATATTTTTCTTAAGGTTATTTAATTCTCCTGCAGTAGGTATTCTACGTTTTAATTCATTAGTATAAGCTGTTTTAGATTTTCTATAATTTTTAAATGACTTCCTTAAATTATCTATGCTATCTGATGCTTCAGGAGTTATATTATCATATTTTATTTTCTTTAATTGCTCTACTGTTTCCCTATATTCTTTTTCTGCTTTTAATTGCTTAAGTTGTCTTGCACCTTTAGGTGTTAGTTTAGATTCATTTATAGCATCTAAACCTTTAGTTTTACCTTTTAATATCTCTCTTGAAGATACAAGTTCATTAGTTAACTTATCAATTCTTGCCTTCTTAGTTTCAATTAAAGATTTTTGTAGATTATCATCTCTAATAAGTTCCCCATTTTTTCTAATGAAATTACCTTCATCATCCATTTTATAAATAGATTTAGCAGCATTTTCACCACGTTTGGTTATTTTAGTTCCCTCTTGTAATGGATTTGCAACTAAATCATTTTGATTTGCTAATAATCTTTCATTAACTAATCTATTATATTCTTGAGGAGTACCTTTAAATGTTCTACCTTTAAATGATTTACTAGCAGAGGAACGTGTACCACTATGTGGTAGTTCTCTACCTTCTTTAGTTAAAGTTTCTTTTAAGTATCCTTCTTTATCAGATATATTTTTAACATTTAAACCTGTTAGTGAATCTTCAAATCTACCCATATTACGTGTAGCATTATTTGCTTTCTCGTAAACTTCTCTAAGACCTTCTGTATTATTGATCGTCCAGTTAGCAGATTTTAAAGCACGTTCATCAGCCTCAGACCAGAATTTACCAAATTTCTTAGAGCCTATAGCTTCACTAAGAGGTTTTAATTTGCTTTGTTCATCTAAAAGAGTTATATATCTACCTTGTCTTTCAGCCTTTACACCATATTTATCTAATTCATTAAGCACTTTCTTAGCATAAGTGTCTTTAAAAAAGTCAGCTTGTTTTCCTTTTTTAAGTCTTTCAAGTACATCAAAACCTGTAATATCACGATATTTATACTGTGCTTGTATTTTAGTAGCTATAGCATCATAGATTTTCTTTGTTTCTTTTTCAACATCATCTGCATTTTTAACAGTTCTGTTTACTATTTTAGCAACATCATCATCTATAGAAGCCATTGTTCTTTTACCAACTTCTTCTGAAATATATTTTATGTTTTGGGCTTCTCTTGATTTTTCAACAAGACCATCAAGATTTTTAGAACTATTACCCAATCTACCTAATCTATCTTTAATTGCCTGATATACCTCTGCTTTATTAGTGGATACACCTAATTCTCTAGCAACATTTTCTATGGTATCTCCTGTTTTGGCTGCTCTTTTTGTAGCCTTACTAAGATTTCTTGCATCAGACACATTAAGCATTTTAGTTATTGCTTTATCTCCTAATTTAGCAGTTCCTTTAATGCCTTGAGCTGCATAATTAATTAAAGCAGAGTTAGCTGGTTTCCATACGTACTTTGAAGTTTTGCCTACATTACCAAGAGTATCTAAAGTAGCAGTTGCCTTTGAGATTCCTCTTGCAGTATCCCCTATAGTGTCAGCAGTTTTAACAAGTTTAGAGCCTTTTAGTACATCACCTGCAGTATCTGCTACTCTTACAGCCTTACCTGCAGTTGCAGTCGCTTTAACAGGCAATAACAAGTAGTCCATAGGGTCTGCAAATAAATCTAAACCAAACCCTAAAAAATCAGAAGCAGAAAGGTTTTTTCTACCTTCCTTAGTAAAGATATTTCCCTTTCCGTTTCCTTCCATACCTGCATTTCTTAAGAGTTTTCCACCTGTTGTATATTTTTCACCTGTTAAACCCTGAAGTGCTCCTTTACCAACATCCTTACCTTTTTGTGCATTATCTATAGCACCAAAAAGAGCCTGTTGAGGTCTATTCAAAAGTTCAAATATATCAAATAATACATTTTGGTTAGGTCTTAAGTTTAAAAGTTTCTCAATAGGATTTCTAGTATCTTTTAATTGTTCAGTATCATAACCTGCAGTTTTTAAACGAGTTTCATAATTATTTATTTGATTTTTAAGAATATCTTGAGGGCTCTTTTGCTTAGTTGTTGATGTTCTATTTCCCTTAAGTTTATTCCTAAAATTACTTTTTACTCTTTTTGTTAATGTTTCCATAACTCAACCTCCCTATCCTAATATTTAGGTGATTTTCCATTATGTTTACTTCTATATATTGCTGCTAGATTATTCTTAGCCTGTTGATACAATGCTCCATTTTGAGCTAAACCAAGTGCATCCAAAGCATTTAAAGACTGAGCATAAGTTGTAGTATTAGATGTACCTTTCTTAGCAGTTTGATAATTTCTTACTATTGTAGATAATTCTCCTGCTATACTATTACCATAATCTTGTGCCTCTGCTGCACTTATGCTTGAGCCACCACCTGATCCTGGATGATATGGTACATAAGAGTTTGCTCTTGCAACTTCTGCATCTGCTTTTTGTTTAGCAAGTGTAGCATTAATTGAAGTAAGTGCATTATTATATGTGTTAAGTGCATTTTGAAGTTTATTATCTGTATCTTCTTCATATCTAGCTAAAGCAGTTCTTAAGTTATCCATTACTCCTTGATTAGCACTAGCAGTATCACTTATTTGTTGTCCTTGATTCAATAAGTTTTGTAGTTGTGCTAATTGTTGTAAACCACTACCCCCAAGTCCTCTAGCTGCTGCTGAAATTCTTGTTTGTCTATCAGCCTCTGACCTTGCAGATTCTAATGCAGATTGATTAGCTAAATAAGTTCTCTGTTGATTAGCAACATTCTTAGCATTTTCCTCCTGAAATCTTTTTAATGATGTTAATAAATCATTTCTAGTAGTATCATAAGTTTGTTTTACAACATTTCTATTAGCTTCAGCTTCTTGCTCGTATGCTCTTAACATACCTCCAATATCTAAAGTATAATAACCTCCATACCCAGGAGTGCCTCCTGAATAACTAGAATTTACTAAACCACTTGTATAATCATTTATAGCAGACGTATAATCATTATTTAAACCACTTATTTTTGAATTTGATGAAGATGCTTTAGCCCCACCACTATTTGAGCTATATATAACAGGTATAATTGTATCTTTTCCAATTTTTCCTGCTTTACGTGCTTTTTTTGTAGCAGCATCTGTATTAACTTGTGATCTTAGTAGATCGCCATTTACAAATGTTATCATAATTTCCCTCCTTTTTAGTATATACTTTGTCAGTTTAATTATAACATATCAGTTTTTAAAAGACAATAAAAAGACTAATTGCTAGTCTTTTATTTCCCATACACACCAAATTCTATGTGAACTACAGTCTGCTGTATCATACAAAATACCATCAATGACAACTGTAATGTGTCCTTCCATAGTCACTAAATAAGTTCCTTTAGGGTATTCATTCATAAACTCTTTTAAAGTTTTTGAATAATGACAAGTTCTTTTATACCTCTTATCTAAATAGTTTTCTACAAACTCCACACTATCTAAAAGCACACCTTGCTCCCTTGCTGCATCACTTAACTTATCATATACATAATCCCAAGATTCACCTGTTGCTTTAGAAATTGCGCGAATAACACAGTCATCAATGTGCCTATTGTACGGATTATTATTGTAATAAACGTACATTACATTTGTGCTATTCTTTGTGTAGTTTCACGTATCATTTGGATTTCTTCTTGATTATTTGCATCTTCTTTTAACATACGGACAAAGTTTTCTAAACTATCTAACATATATCTTAAACTTCTTTTAGTTTCTTCATTAGAACCATGCCCATATCTATTGTCCTCATATTTGCCATAGTTGTCAGCCATACTATCTAAATGATTGTAGCCACGATATTTCATGTCATATCCTCTACGACCATAATTGTTATATTCATTATATCTGCCATAACTATCATATCCAGGACCTCTACCATTGTAATACATATTCTTATCCTCCTTTGCCATGTGTTTGATTTTACTTAACTTACATAAGTTATCTATATTATTAACTGTGATCCCACTATCTAGAATCTCTTTAATTTTCTCATCTACTTTATCTATTACTAAAGATTCCACAATATCACCTCTCTTTCAGAAGATTTAAAATTTCTTCATTTTGTTTTATTATCTTTTGTAAATAATTACTATCTTGATTTTGTAATTCTTGCATTAAATCACTATTATTAAAATCTCGAAATAGTATTTCAAGACTTAAAACTTGTAGCAATAAAGATAAATTATCTATAAGATTTTTATTCATTAAGCATACCTTTTTATACTTATATTAGCATTTTTAATTATTGGTATTTGAGTTTCTGTGGTTGTTCCATCATAAACAACACTAGGTAAACTATTAATAGATACTGTCACATTTCCTCTACCACATACTCTTATATATTTATGTATAGAAACATTATCATAATCTCCAGCAGTTGCTATTACAGTATCTGCTTCTCCACCATTCAATTTAACACCATCAGTAAATATTCCTAAAGCAATAGCACCAGCAGTTGCACTTGTAACATTGGCTGTAAAATCTATTTCATAAATACCTCCTGCTACTATATTAAACTGTGCAGAACCTTCATTATGATTTAACCAACCATTGAAACAGTTTGCACTTGCAGTTCTTAAATCTGTATCTGCAAATGCTATAGGTGATGTGTTAGAAGTTAAAACTAATTCTTGTTCCTGTACTGACTGAATCATTGTATTTCTCCTTTCTAAATTACAAAAAAACCAATTTTATTGTTATTTTTTGCATAAAATCTGCAAATTTGCACAATAAATTATAAAAATTGTGCATTTTTAAAAAGAATAGGACTTGCCTATTCTTATCACTTTCCCGATATTGGGAAGGTGTTCAGTACCGTTCAGTACTGTTCAGTATCGTTCAATACCGTTCAATTAGCAAGTTCTCATTTGAGATTGTCCTAAAGGCATTATGCTATACTATTGTGTTCCCATAGAAACCATTTCCATAAAAACCACCATTATATAATCCTACATAAGGACTAGATACAGGGTATGCTGGGATTGGGTATGGTCTTACTTGATTTACTATTGATGTTCCTATTCCATTAGCAGTAATAGTATTCTTTAAATCATTAACTTGACTTCTTAAATCATCAATAGTATTTTGGCTCATAGCATCAAGTATTTTTTGAGTATTCTCAATACCTTGTGCTTTTAAATCACAGCAACATTTATCCATTTGTGCTTGTGAATTTAATGCAGTAGTTAGTAGGTTGGTATTAAGTTCATTAGTTTGTGTAAGAATATCTCTTTGTGTATTGCATTGTCCTAATTGATTAGCATAACGATTTTCTAATACTTCAGAACGTAAGTTGCAGATATTAGTTGCATTATCACTAAAACCATTAGATACAGCATTGTTTAGATTTTGGAAACCATTACTTACAAGGTTATTAGTATTTTGGAAGCCTGAATTAATATCTCTTTGTGTAAACTCAGAACTTATATAGTCAGTAGTTGCTAAGTTATTAACTCCATTACCTCCCCAGCCTCCAAAACCATTACCATTAAACATCAAAGCTAAAAGCACAACGATCCAAATACCTTCCCCTCCAAAGAAACTATTGTTTCCATACATATTTGGATATGGGAAGTTATTTGTTGCTAGGTCAACTGTAGGCACTATACCATTTGATCCATTCATTTTTTCACCACCTTTCTAATTTCTATATCAAAGACTATTTAGTCTTGATACCATAATTAGTAAGTTGTTCTTCACTTACACCAAAACCATTAGCAAATTTTATAAATTGTTGCCTTTGCTCAGGTGTATAATTATTTGTTATTTGATTTAATAATTCCTGAGGATTACTTTGGCTCTTTCTTAGATTTTGAAACTTTTGGAACATCTGAGGATTCTTTGCTTGTAGTTGATTTTGTAGTTGACTCATCAATATTTGTATTGGATTCATTATTAATCATTCCTTTCAACTCTTTTAATTGTGCTTGTAGGTATTCTATCTGTATATCTTTTTCATCTTTAGGCACAATTTCTTTTAATTCATAAGTCTTAATTTCCCCTTTAGTATCCTTTATCCATACAACACTCATATCATTACTAAAATATGGAGTATCTCCTATAACAATATTCTTCTGTACTTCCTCCATAGAATTAGCATATTTAATAACATTTTGATTATTAGGTGCTAATTGAAAAGTTTGATTAATAGCAGGTGGATTATTTGGTTGAGGTATTTGTGATTTTAATTTTTCCAATTCTGCTATTTGATTATTTATCCTATCAATACTTGCTTGAGGGTTATACATATTATTAGTATATGGATTATACATCTTTATCTCCTCCTAAAATGATTGTAGTATTTATAGGGTTTAAAAAAGTGCAAATAAAAAGCAACTACCCAATTAGTAGAACAATTTTGGATAGTTGCAGGTTATAGTAATCTTGATATAACTTTTTCAATTTTTTTATTTCATAATTTAATGTTCTTTGGCTGACACCTATTTCCATACTTATTTTAACTATAGTTTCTTTTTGTATTAGTCTATTAAGTATTTCAATTTGTTCGTCTGTTAAAGACACATTTCTAAGAAAATCATCATAAATTGCTTTTATTTTTAGTTTTTCTATCATACTATCCCCCTGACACAGGGTTATAATATCATTTTTTAAGATAAATACAATGCAAATTTTATGCAAAGTTATGCAGTCTTATGCAAAGTTATGCAAATTATCTAAAATAAAAAAGACTACATTAAGTCTTTTGTTTTTAAAAATATATCTTTTCTTCTACTACAAATAGTTCTATAAGAACAATCAAGTTCAATAGCAATCTCTTTAACCTTCTTACCCTCCACTAAACTTTTTAAAATACTTTTATCACGGTTTCTTAATAACTTACTTGACATTATATAGTTGTATGCTTCAGGTGTGTAATCATAATAGTATTCAAATTTTTTCATATAAAATTTCCCCCTTTCGTTGAAATATACGACATATATTATCATAAAACGACACCTTTGTCAAATTAAAAAAGATTATTAAGCTAAAATACCTGTCTTAATAATCTCCCAAGTTTTCATTTTTTCGGCAAGGGTATGTATAAAACCATCACCATCTAAAGATTCATATACTTTTAACATATCAGTGAAGTTCTGATATACATAATCAGGTATTTGTTTATTAGGGCTATGTTTAAAATATATTCGTGTTAAGTTATCTTTAAGCAGAGTTTGTAGTGCCACATTTTGTATAACCTCATTCTTTTTACTCTTTCTTAATTTTTCCTTATAATTCTTTATACTATTAATACAATACCCTAGTAAGCTACCTAGAACAACAGATATGCAAGTAGTTACTATCGTCTGTATCATTAATATCCTCCTTTAATCTGTTGTTTTTGTATATTCTAAAGTTATTTCATAACTTCCTGTTATGCCTACATATGATGATGCAACAGAATATTCTATAAATTGTATGATGTTATTATCTGTTTTTCTAACAGAAGCATAGGCATCAATACCACCTGCACCACTTATATCAGGACAACCTACAACAATTTTTGGAACTCCAGTATTTGGTGACCACAATCCATAACATTTTACTAATTTATCCACATTTTCTACTAAATTAACAATTGCTCTAGTTGCTGAAGTTGTATATGTTCCACTAACTTTTTTTCTATAAATAGGTTTGTTGTCTGTCGAAGTCCCTATTCTTATTTCGTCAGTAGAATATGTATTTAATTTATTTGCATAATAACAACTATAAGCATTTTCTGTGCTTTCAGAGAATGTATTAACCGTCTGTGCACCACTTGCAGTTGTCTGGCTTGTTTTCTTTATTCTCATATTTTACCTCCTTTAATTAAGTTTTCTTGCTTCTATAAATGATAATCCTGGAGTAGTTGCATTTATATCATATTTTAATGTTATAGAACTATTAGTCCCAGTATAAGCAAATGACTCTAATAAGTATATACGTGTTGTTGTTTCTACTGAAATAACACAGGATAAACTATGTACACTTGCACAACTTGCCCCCAAATCACTAGGGTACATATCAGACATACTATCTAATCTATCATTTATTATACCACCTGTGATATTAGTTGATAAACAACTTTTATTATATCCAATACCTGAACCAGTAGTAATGAAATAGGCATTTGCTTTCACATACCAAGTACCTGGTGTTAAATCCAAATATAAATTACCAAGATTTTGCCAATTTATACCTGCATTACCAGAAGCATCTGCAGTTAGCTCTTTTCTTAATACAGTTTCTTCTATTTGTTCCCAACCTACAGGTATAGTATCTCCTTCATAGTCTATCACTGTTCCTACAGGAAGTGTTTCACTACGTACACCTGTAGCTGGTGCATCTAATACTTTAATAATATAATTTAAAACTATATAAGGTTGTAAGTTATTATGAGGTTGTCCACCACCTGTTGAAAATGTTTTCCAACTATCAACCCAATTATTTGGGGCTTGCCCTGGTATACCTTGTTGTCCTGGGTCTGTAAGATTTGTTGTTTGTGCCCATCCAATATCATGGTTATGACTAGGCATTTCTCCAACAGTTAAAGTATGTGTTTTTTCTCCACCTGTTTCACCTAACGCATCAAAATCTGTATCATTACTGTCAATACCCATAATAACTCTACCTTTTAAATTAGGTAAATTAAACGTAGTTGTGCCATTACCAGCACCATAAGTTGTACCTATAGCACTAAATAATATATCATACTCTATTCTTGATAGTTCTTGCCCTTCACATTTCATATAGTTTGAAGGTATTGTTGCTCCTGCATAAGGTATTATTGTACCAACAGGAAGTGTGTCTGTAACTTTTACATTTAAAGTTTTCCATAAACCATTATCATTATATTTCATTATTATTCACCTCCTACAGAATCATTAACTTTTGTATATTCTAAAACAACTTTTACTTTACTATCATCTAGATAGAACCTCTGAAATTGCCAAGATATTTGTCTTGGTGTTGTTTGTGACCAATGGTACCAATTACTATAACCCTCCTCATCAGGATAGTAAGTATTAGCTTCCCAAGAAAAGCCATACTTAGAATCTGCTAATCCATAAAAATAAGTAGGTGTTTCTATGTTTAATGAATTAATTTCAGCATCAATATTTGCTTTAGTTGAATAAATAACCTTCCTATAAATAGTTTTTCCGTCTATCCATATCTTATTTGTTTTAATTTCATCTGTTGAATAAACATTATCTATATTCATATAGTTCTTAACAGCCTGCACACTAGGTGCCTTATTACTTTCGGTGCCTTCCATAGAATTTGTTACTTCAGTACCTATTAATTGTAGAGGCTCATTAGGATCTACCCATAATTGTGTTGCTGGGTTAGTTGGTGTATTACTTCCTATATGTATTGCATTTCCTGAACCTGTACTAATTCTTTGTGAACCTACATCAATATAAGTTTCCCCTGTTGATGTATCATACAATAATTGACCATCAATAATATCTCTCTGATTTATTTCTTCTGTAGTTCCTCTAAAGGCTAATACAGAATCATCAGGATCATCCTGCCAAACAATTTTATTCATAGCCTCTAGTGCTGCTTTTATTACAGCAAAGTTATTATTTAATTGTTGCCCAAATAACTTTTCACCATCTTTAAAATCAGTCTTTAAATTTACATTCGCCATTATTATCCCTCCTTAACTTTCTTTACTTTATAAACAATTCCAATAGCATTTATTGAAAAATTGTAAATATTTCTTTTTCTATTAGGTAATCCTTTTTGGTTTGGTCCTAACTCAGTTATATCATTATAACCATCACTCAAGATTATTCTAATAGATTTACCTTTACTTCCTATTCTCAACTTTATTTGTTGTACTGTTTTATTACCTAAAGTGTCCTCACCTAAAGTAAACTCTCCGAGTGCTTTACTAATATCTAATTGTTTATTACTTTCTGATACTAATACATAATAGTAAGTATTTGTGTATTCATCATATAAAATTTTATACTTATCAGGGTCTATAATTTTATTATCATCTACATAAACAGTAATATAAAGTGGAATTATATGTCCTGATTCATTTATTAATTTTATAAATAAATCTTTAAACTTTTTAATATTAGTTGGGTACCCCATATTCATATTATGTGTTTCAAGAGTTGATACAAAACCATATCCATCTTTATGTCTTATATCACTTTCTAAAAACTCTAAATTTGAAAATCTAAAAGTCATAAAATCAATACTAGCAAGAGTTGCTGAACTATAACTTGAATTATAATTATAATTATACATTGGAATTACAAAAAAGTTTCCATTAGTATCATAAAGATTAGCTTCAAATATACTATAAAATGGTATTGCTATTTTTGAAATAGTTTTATCTACACTACTGTTATTATATACCTGTCCTACTAAAGATTCAAGATTATATTCATAAAATGCTTCATTTGTAGTATTATAAAGTATCCAAGATACACCATCATTTTTAACAATAACATAGTGCCCATTCATTACAAATGCTTGTAATACATTACTCATACTAAGCTCATTATTAAGAATATCATCTATCTTCTCTACATTTTCAGTACCTTCTCCTAAATAACCTTGTTTTAATTTATAGACACCATCATTACCTAAGAATAATAAATTATTTCCAACAGCACGAACAGTATCCCCATTAGCACACCCTATAAAATCATTAAGTGGATATATACCAAAATTATCAGTACCAAAACCACCTGTCATTCGTTTAATTCTTTTATTTGTGAATACAGCATAATACTGTCTAAAATAATTTATACTTGTGACAGATTCTTCACCAGCTTCACTTGCTATGTAAACATAGTAGTAGTTTGGAAAGTAGTTAAACACATCATATTCACTAAAGAATAAATATCCGTGCCCACCATAAAGAACTAATTGATTATTAATAACCTTTGCTCTTGTTGATGATAGTACAAGTTTACTAATCTCATTAATATAACCTGTTTCATCTAAAGTGCTTGAAGTTGTTGTGATATATGTTAAGAATACATCTTGCCCTAATTCTATTTTAATCTCAAATTCTCTATCACTATCCATACCTGTACAAGCAAATATTGTTTTATTATTATTCCAACTACCTGGTAAATTTTTATAAGGGTTTGTTGATACATCAGTATCACCATTATCAGGTCTATATTGAATTGAGCTAGGTTGAGTGCTACCTGTATATAAAACGTGAATATTGAAAGGACTATTATATGGTACTTTTGTTATTGGTTGTTTAAATGTTTCACCATTTGATGTAACCTCCACACTATAGAAAACACCTTTTACTTTAGCAGTTGTACCTGTAGTATCATAATATGATAATGGATCACTTGATAATACATTAAATCCTATTTGTGTTAATTCTATAGCAGTTGGTCTATAAAGATGTTCGTTCTCATCTCCACCAATAATTTCAAATAAAGAGGCTTCATTAGTGTACGTAGGATGTGTACTTTTTGTTTCAGGTATTTGGTCTATTTTAATGAAATAATTTTTACCTGTTGGTATATAAGAATTTCCATTATAGTTTGCAATATCTATAGCTCCTAAAGGTTTATATTCATCAACTTCTTGTATAAAGTTATCATCATAATTTGCTGGTTTATATAGCCATCTTCTATTAGTAGATGCACTTACAGTTGGATCTACAGAATCTATTTCTAAAGATACTTCATATCCTACATTAGTAGTATATTCCATTTTAACTGCAAGTCTTGTTATATGAAGGGCAGTTGTTTTATTTGCTCCGTTTACAGTTGAAAACCCACCTGCAACTAAGATACAAGCAAATTCTATTAGGCTTGAGCCAACTACTGAAGAATAATCACCATTTAGAATAGTTTTATAATCTTGTAGTGCCTCTAAAAATTTATTATTTTTGATTATTTGTAATCCAATTATTCTATCTGTTTTAAAAGTAAACCCTGATGTTAGGTTAGATTTTTCTGTTCCTTTAAATACAGTGTTATATAAATCTTCTAAACGATTAAGTAATGTTCCTTTTGTTTCTGAAAATCTATTAGTTATAATATTGAAATTTTGAGAATATTCATTTGCTAAAATAGCTTCAATAAATTGTCTTAGGTTTGAATTATATACTGCTGGTCTTTTTGATAGTGTACCATCTTTCTCATTATAAAAATTCTTTAATTCTTTAAATGTAGAATCTAGTGCAACATCATCAGCAGTTTTTCTATCAATACCTTTATCAAAGTTAGCTATGACTCCATACAGTTTTTGTATAGAGCCACTTTTCATAACTCCTTTAAGTGGTTGTAAAACTGCCATTAAATCCACCCCATCCAATGTATAGTAACATCACTTGCATCTATTTTAGCCATATCATTAGAATTACCTGAATAGTTAGTAGTTTGTTCTCCTGTTTCAGGATCAAATTCTTCAACAATACTTTCTATACCCTTAGATTTAAAATCATTTAAAGCCTGTAAAAATCTATTATAATGAAAATCTCTTGCATTAGTGTCCGTATCATTTGCAGCAATACCATAAGCTAAATAAGGTTCAATTAATCTTAGTACCCAAAAAGCAGGTATAACAGCATAATTAGTTTCTGCTACATTTTCTTCTGTGAAAAAAGGTAATGCAGTTCCACATTTACTATTAACTTCTCCTAGTGCAGTATTAGCAAGCCCTACTAAATTAGTATCTGCCAACTCTTCATCTGTTACATAATTTGAGTTTGCAACTATATCACTTAATAACATTATATCCCTCCTTTAATAAAAGAAGGCTATCAAAAGATAGCCTTACATTCTTATTATCCTACATATTCCATACCAAGATAGTCTTGTTTTTTAGAAGTGTTTCTAGCTTTCTTATCAAGTGTTGCTAATGCTTTCTTTTCAATTTTATCTTTAACATAGTCAACTATAAAGGCTGGAAGTTCTACTGTTCTACCATCAAATATCAAGTATATGTAGATTCCTTGACACGTTGATTCAAAACCATTTGGGTATAGAGCATTGTAAACAACATCACATTTGAAAGGTATTCTATCTTTACCAACCAATGCTTTGTTTTCCTTCATAGCCTTTGCTGATAATTCAGCATCACTCTTTTTACTATCTTTGAATACAGATTTAGTTGTATTAACTGCCATATTAATCTCCTCCTATTTTATTTTGTAACTAGTTTTGTGCTGCATAAATATCAGTAGGTCTAGTTAATGGATTCTTAACTGCGTGGTGAATTATTGTACAAGCTACTGGATCAATAACTTGTGCACCAAATCCCATAGTGATCCAACCTAGTGAAGCAATTTGTCCTAAGTTATCACCTTTCTTAGCTTCAAATCCAAATCTTTTCATTTCTATACCAGCTGAATTTAAGTCCATAACAGCATAAGCATTTTCACCAAATACATAAGTGTGATAAACAGGTACAGTACCTGATGTAATTACAGGGTAATTGTACTCCATAAATCTTAAGTTATAAACATCATAACTTTCAAGACCATTATCCATTACTGGTTTATTAGTGTTTCCTGGAACCATAGCACGTCTTAGTAAGTTCTCATCATCTAGTAAGTCTTGCATACCTTCTGTAGAAGTTACTACGATATATTTATTATATCCAGCCTTCTTATGTCCTCTACGACGAGAAACTTTCATTTGGTTAGCAACTAAACGACAAACATCTAAAGTAAGAACATTAGTTGCTGTGATAGCTGCATCTGAAGGACTAGCTGTACCTGCTGGTACTACATAGTAAACTCCTCCATCTTCTTCAATAGCATCACGAGTGATTAACTCAAGAGTTTCACTTGCATGATTTACAATAAGTGGTCCATATTCTACTAATAATTGATCTAAGTTATAAGTTTCAACTTGTCTAGTTACTTCTAAGTAAGCACCATAAACTGCAACTTGACCTGTAACAGTTCTAGCTCCTACTTTCATACCTTCAGGGTTTACACCCTCAGTGATAACGTGTCTGTTATCAGCTACTGGTAGAGGTTTATATCCTCTCCATTGTACTGTATTAGTACCTGCATTTCTTTTAACTTTTTGTTTTTCACCTAAGTTATAAAGTACATGGTCTGCTAGACTATATGCTAAAGCTCTAAGTAATGTATTATTATCTATTTTTGCATTAGCAAGTCCAGAAGCCTGTGCTCTAACAGATGTTAAAGTATTTAATGCCATAAAATATCAACTCCTTCATTAAATTAAATTTTTCCTGCTAGTTGTCTAGCTAATTGGTCTATCTCTTTATTAAGAGATTCAGTATCTAATTTAGAAGTTTGATTAATAGGTAATTCTTTTCTGATAGTATTTTTTCTTTCAAGGCTCTGTTGATATGTTGTATCAACATAAGAATTTAATAGTCTAGTAAGTGCACTTTTAGGCATATCCATCAAAGTGTTTATACTAAATCCATCTCTTTCTAAATCTTGGCTTAGTTTATCTACTGCCGAATCTGCCAATTTGTTTTTATTAACAAATTCTTTAACATTAGATACAAATTTTTCTTCTTTAATTCTTGCTGCATTTTCTTCTCTTTCTGCAACTATAGAATCTTTTAAAGCTCTCATTTCTTCAAGCTCTCTTGCAACCTCTACAGGTATTCCCTGTGATTCTGCAGTTTTACGAGTTTGTGCATCTCTAGCTTTAGCTATAAAATCATCAACATCTTTCATACCTAAACCTTTTGCAAGAGCATCTAACTCATTCAATTTGTTTTGAAACTCTTTATTTTGAGTTCTCATTTGTGCAAATGCTGCATTGGTAGGATCTGTTGGTGTACTGTCAACTTCACCTTCATCATTTGCTTCTGTTTCTTCATTTGTTTCAACAGTTGCTAATTCATCATCTTCATCTGCTAAATCCTCATCTGTTAAATCAAATGTATGGTCAAATTCTTCTTGACCCTCCTCTGATGTACTAGCAGTTGTACCTTCTGCTAAAATATCATCTATTACACTAGTTTCCATATTATACTCCTTTCTCGTTCTTCTTTATGGTCTTTTCGGTCAGACTCTTAGTATTATGGGAGTCAGTATCATAACTCTAGATATAATTTAACATATTTTAAAAAGGTTGTCAACACTACACCTTATATAAGTAAGTATCAACAACCCAAAATTTATACTTATCTCCTAACCCTGCATCTAATTGATAATATTTCATACCAGCATCAGTTGCAGTTTTTGATATTCTAAATGATCTATTAAATACAAACTTGTACCCTTTTTTCACATGAATTAAATCACTATTCCATACTTTTTTACCATTAGCATTTACTATATCAACAAACTTTTCAGGAATACCATTGTCTTTCCAACTGAAACGATTTTCACCACCAGCATTTAAGTCCTCTCTTACTTGATACACCCCAAATATTCTTTGGGCATCATCTGCAACATAATAATTATAATGGTCTGCAGTACGTATTCTAACATTATCTCCAACTTTAAATGGAGATGATGGTTGTGGAGAAGGCTCACCACCCATAGCTCGCCTAACTCTATCCTTAAAACTTTCCCATCTATTCTCTGCTAAAATACGGTGAGGACAATATTTACCACTCCAGTCTTGATGTTTCTTTACTCTATCAACACCAAGCCCATATTTTTTAAGTAAATAAGCAACTAATTGTACACAGTTTTCTTCTGCTTGTACATATCTAGCACCACCACTTTTAGAGTAGCATATTTCAATTGCAATAGACTTTCTATTACCTGTACCATTAGCACCATCTCCACAAGAAAAGTTATTCCTATCAAGTGGAAGCCCTTGTCTTGCTTCTACATCATCAACAGCAAAATGATACGAGTTATATGAGTTTCTTTTCATATAAGCAATTTCATTATAGGCACTAGCATCATTTGCAGTATTATGTACTGTAATGTATTCAGGTGTCATAGGATATGGGCATTGTACTGAGTATTTGCTCTCACTTACTAAATCTTGAATTATCTTTACCATAAATATCATCTCCTTTTAAAAGATTATTAATAATATTCATAGCAGCACTTACACCACCTGCTATTGCTCCTATTATCAAACCTTTTACTGCTTCTTTATCAGTAAAATCAGTAGTTGTTATACTTATTGTTAAATAAGCAACCGTTCCTTGTATAAATGTTTTTAAACATCTAATTCCTATATCTTTCCAATTAATTTTTTTCATTTAATACCTCCTGGTTTATACAATATTTTCATCATCATCAACAGTAGTCCACTCTCCGTTTTTTGATATATAAAGTGTATATAATTGTTTATTATAAACAAATTTAGCACCATTATTTCTATATAACCATAAAAATATGTTTTTACTTGATTTAGGATAAAAAGCATACCCTAAAGCACTACTTGAATAGCCTCCAGAAGTTGATTGCTCCCCATAAGTTGCTGGTAGCAACACATTAGTGGTAGAATCTTGTGATTCCAAGTCATCGTGCCCCCAAGTATAATTAGCAGATGTACTATCGGATATTTCAAAATATTTATACCCATCAGCACTAAATATAGCATAACCTGTAGCATTATAACCTTTATTCATATATAAATCATTTTTGCCAATACGTGCTCTAAAAGTGCTTGAATTTGTACTTAAATAAATAATTGTTGGGTGGGTGTTTGTAAATGATGAAAGACATCCATTAAATAAATTACCAAATGAACTAGTTATATCATCAAAATAACCATTTCCTGATGAGTTCTGTTTTATTTCAAAAAGATAATTTCTTGTACTCCAAAAACGTATAAACACTCTATTTGCAGGAATACACCTAAAGATTATTCCCCAGTTTGTTGATGTATGAGATGTTCCTACACTTGGGACTGTAAGTAATGATATTACATTTTTACTAACACTATAAGTATAATATGGAGAACCTGTATTTACTTGTGTTCCTGTTGATTCATATATTAAAAATAAATCATCATTTATCCAAACACCTCTATAAGTGCCTATATTTTTATTAGTAGAATATCCACTATATAATGTAGATTTAGTTCCTGATGAAATTAAATACTTATAAACTACAATTTTAGTATTTGATGATGTGGATGTGTTAAGTGTCACAATTATTAAAGTGTTATTATCTGACATAACCCTCATTCCACAAATCCTAACTGTGCTAGTAAGTAATGATAAACTTTTAGAAGTAGTTGTTCCTGTTGAAATATCATATATTCTTAAATAATTACCTTCATATATAGAATACACTTTATTATTCCTAGCAGTCCAACCACCATATAATCCTGAAGTTGTACCCGTAGTATATGTTGATGGCTGAATAGTAGCCACAGCATTGCTAGTGTTTGTTACATAACCAATAGCATCATCTTGATTATTATAAACATACTTATATATTTTCATTGAACTGCTAAGAGTTGAGTTCATATAATCAGTCCAACCTATTATATTATAATATGTATTATTATCCCAAAGAATATTATGCACATAACTATTTGGGGTTGCAGTAGAAGTCCCCTTTCCTTCAAATACCTCTGCTAAATCACCTGTATAACAATCCTCCATAATATAATTTTTAATTTGTTTCAAAGGTGTATTTGTAGGTGTAGTATTAATAGGCAACCAATATTTATAATTAGATGCTGATGGAGTAGATGTTCCATAAGCAATCCAATTATCATAGTCAAAATCTTCTCCACCTCCACCTGATTGTGGAATACTATTTATAGCAGTTGCTAAATTATCAGTATTTTTGTAGGTTGGAATTGTACCACCTTTAGTATTTATTACATTATAAGCACTTGTAATATCTGTGCTTAATTTTGTCAATCTATCTGATATAGCCATTTTTATACCCCACTTCCAATAGTTAGTGTTTCTAATATACTATCAATATCACCTATAGTTTCTTGTATTCTTTCATTATACTCAAAAAGTCCATTAATAGAAACTAACTTATCTACTAAAGGGTTTGTTCTCATCTCTACCCAAGTACCAGTAGTTGGATTATATGCCTTACCTGGCTCTGCTATTAAATTTGTTGTTTGATTGCTTCCACCTTGTGTAAATATACATTTATCATAACTTTCTGTTGGATATGTATATTTATACACAGGATACCCATTATAAGTCATATTTGTAAGCTCCATAGCTTCCCCATACCATTGTTTATATGCCTGATGCTGTGCATCATTCCATACATAACAATAAGGGTCAGTTTCCCAAGCACTCGTAGTAGCAATTAAGAAAACAGAGGTGGTGTCATATTCATCAAATATAGCATCCACCTGTGCTGTTGATGCCTTTGAGGCACTATAGAAATATGATAATCCTGAATTATCTAAATATTTCTTTGTCATAAATTACCTCCTAACTAGCAACTATTGTGTCTATTTCTGAGTTTGTAATTGCAATTAAATCTGCACTTAATTGATATGCTGATAAATCAACAATACCTGATAAACAGTCATATTTATAAGTATTTCCTGTTGTATTTATGATTACAACATTTGTACCTGCTGGGTATGATGCCCCTGCTCCTTCTACGAAATCTGATGTAGTTGTAAAAGCATTTGTAATATTATAAACAAATCCTTCTCTACTTGCATCTAAAGCAGGTAAATCTTCAAAAGCAACAGATCCTTTTGGAATGTATGCTGATGCTCCAGCTGATATAGTTAAATCTACATTTTTATTTGTAACTTCTTGTGGTGTACCATTTACACTAATACTTTCAATTACATTATCCTTTGCATTTGTTGCAACTGATGCTAATTTAGTTTTCTCTGCACTTGTATAGTTCTCATCACTTAATTGTTTTGAACCATCCTTTGCTATAAATGCAGCCTTTATCTTTCCCCAAAAATATAATAATCCGTTATCATCTAAATATTTCTTTGCCATATCAATTCCTCCTTCTTTCTATCCAGCATTATTTAGTAGATTTTCTATCTCTTGATTTGTTAATGCTTCATCAGCATATTCTCCTTTAGGTTGTATATTTAACTCATCAAGAGTCTTATTTCCAATTAATTCAACACTATTTACTTGTGGTAGATTATCTAGTTCTTCATAATCAGTAGTTCCACCAGATCCTCCACCTTTAGCACTAATAGTAAGTGTACCATCAGCACTTTGTGTAATAGTTACATTTTTTCCTGCCTCTATATTAATAGTATTCATACCATTAATCTTAGCATCTCTACCTGATAATCCCACATATCCTTGTGGTCCTCTAGGTAATGTTAAATCTAAGTAAATTATCCCATCTTTTCCTGGTCTTAGTTTTGCTAAAGCTCCTCCATATTCAGGTGAAGTTTCAACTTTTCCTATTTTTAGTTTAGGTATAGGTGCATCTTTACCATCAGCACCATCTCTACCATCACGTCCATCAACACCATCTCTACCTGGTAAACCTTGAGGACCTCTTGCTCCATCTTTACCTGGTAAGCCTTGAGGACCTCGTTTACCCTCTCTACCAGGCAAACCTTGCTTTCCCTCAGGTCCTCTTTCTCCGTCCTTACCATCATGAGCTTCTGCTTGTATCCCTGTGTTTTTACCATTGTAGTACCAATATCCATCTTTAATGGTGTATCTCGTAAGACTTTCAGCAACTTCAAATGTTATTTTTCTTAAATCAGCATTATCTTTTTCATTAAATTCTGTTTTAAGATTTTTTAATTCTTCTTGTATAGAATCTTGTGCTCTTTTTAGAGTTTTAATTGCTTCTACAATTCTTGGGTTCATAAAGCACCTCCTATAATCCTACACTAGATAAATCTCTATCAATGTTTTGTTGCTCTAATCTCTGATTAATATTATTAGTTAAGGCTTCTCTTAGAGCATTATCTTGCTCATTTACTGCATCAATTCTTGATTGCTGCTCTCTAGCATCTATATTATTCATTAATTGATTTAGTTGAGTTTCATATTGCTCATAAGTATTGAATATTTGTTGTACTGTTTCAAGACTACCATCATCATTTAATACATCAATTATACCTTGTTGCATTAACTCTGCTGGTATCAATGGCGTACCGTTTGGTGTAATAGTACCACCTATATTCATAATTTGAACTATCATATCAGCCTTTTCATTGAATGCTTCCTCAGACATATCACTAAATCTTTTAAACATCTCATCAAAATTATCAAGCTGTGCTGCTTTAACCAAGTCAGGAACATTAATAACTTTATTAGGATCTCTATACTGATTCTGTAATTGATATAAGTCTTTAAGTAAGTTATATTGTCTATTCTTATCAGACTTACTACGACTAGCTAACTTAACTGTAAACTCATAATTTATATCCTCTAAGTTTTCATCAACAAAGAACTCTTGAAAAGTATATTCACCATCTTTTTGTTTCTTTGTATCTCTTATATAAATTGTTTGTCCTTTATAGTATCTAGCCATAAACTTGATTATCATACGTGAAAGTTTTTCAACATACTTCTCAATTTGCTTAATTGGTTCATTATCAATAACTGTTGCACGATTTACTGCTATAGTTGTACCTTCTGCAGTAGAACCTGCTGTACCAATATTACCTATATACTGATTAGTTACACCAGCATAAGTCTGAATATTCTCAACAAAACTATTTTTAATACTAATTAATTGCTCATCCACAGCTGGGTATTCCATCTGTTTCATAGCCTTTGAAACATCTCCACTTACTTTCCATACCATACCTAGTGCACTTGATAGTTTTGCAACTTTATTAATATCAAGTCCACTTTCTTCACTTACTAACCAAGTTGGTATTGTATAGTGCATAGCTATATTATTTGCAGCACTCTCAATTAGGTTAGCAACTTTTTGTGGTACTGTAAGTCCTCTTACAAGTGGTATTCCATAAGGACTCTCAGGTTCAGGTTCCCATTGCATTGGTATAATTGGGAACTCATCAAATGGATAATCCTCATTAGTTTCTAAAAGTGTTTCACCTACAACATAGAATATTCTTACTGCTGTTACAGGTACAACCTCTTTTAATACCTCACCATTTTCATTTATGATAGAATTTCCATCATTATCTAGTGCATCTATCTCCATATCTTTTGTATATTTCTCATATACGGTATTGATAGTGTATAGATTTTCATTACTCTTTGATGATCTACCTGTATAGATATTACTTTCATCTGTTATACCATTATCAGGTAAAATATCTCTACTTTTTAATCTCTCAGTCCATTCAGGTTTATTTCTTTTTATCCAATTCTTAGTTTTAGTAGATTTAACTACTATATATTCACAATCATCAAGGCTTTCTGCACGTGGGTCTAGGTAAACATTACTTGTGCTTATATTCTTTAATGTTATAGAACCTTCTCTACGAGTACCTGTTCCTCCAAATATTGCACCTGGATCAAAGTTAATTTCAGTATATCCATTATCTTGAATACAAGCATTTTTAACTGCTTCTTCTACTCTATCATCTGCATTAAGTCTGTTCCATTCATTTCTATATAGGTTATTTAATATATTAATGCTTTCTATATCATTTGGGCTTAATGGTTCTAATGTACCAAAATAACTTTCAGAATACAAACTTCCAAGTCTTAGATCTATTGCATTTTTCAAGTGGTTAATATCACTTTTCAATAAAAATGGAGTTTCATCTTTATTTTCTGCTAGATTCCACTGCAGACCTTCATAATGTGCCATATTGTTTATATATTCTCTATCTCTCATAGATTTTCTAAACTCTACAGCATCTGTTATCATCTGCTTTATTCTTTTTTCAGTTTTCTCTTGCTCATCAAACATTTAATCACACCCTTTCTAATTCACTTTTTCTACTTCTAGTACGTCATTGATGTAATCTAGCTGATACTCAGGTACACCTGCTAGAGAATAATTCTTCTCTTTTTTAGGTTCAGGTTTATTTAATAGTGCTTCTATTTTTTCCTGATTCTTTATCAGCCATTTTAGCTTTTTAAAAAACTTTATCATACAAAATAACCTCCTGCATACTCTTGTTTATTTGCAAATTTCTCGTTTGTACTCTCCCTATTTATTATATCAAGTGCTTCCTTAAAAGACAATGCTTTTGGTTTATTTGTTGATTGTGCTTCAAAAAATCTCATATAATTAGCATAACTTAGTCTTTTTATATCTAAATAGTTGTATGGAAGCTCCTGACAGATATATCTTAGGCAGTCCATTAAGTGATTATCCTTATCTAGTGGCTTTTCTCCTAGATTTTTATTTTTATTTCTTTCTTCTAAGGTAGGGTATCTATATTCACAACCTTCCCTTAAAGTTTGTGTCATACTATTGAAGAATACCAAAAGTCCATCATACATCATATTCTTAACTCTCTGAATACCATCTTCTATATTATTGTTGGCTTCTTTAGTAACAATTCCGTGTTCTAACTGCAACTGTTGTTTATAAGTTCTACCTGTAGTTTTACTTCTTTTATTTGATGATGGATCTATTAGTGGTATATGAAGTAGCCCTTGTGGTATATCCTTTATCATTTCCTTAAATGCACTAGCCACCTGTGATAATACCTGGTCTGTTTTATAATATTCTCTATAGAAATATATCTTACCTGTTTGTGGATCTCTAGCCCCAAGTAAAATTGCAGCTGGGTCATTAATACCTGGATCGTGTGCTATATATCTTTCCCAATGGTCAGGTATTGGAAATGGTTCACAAGTATGACTCATAATTGTTGGGTACACAGCCCCTTCGGCATACTCAATTATACAATCTACATATAGTCTTACTTCCTCAGGTTTTAGTGAATTAATAACAGATTGTACAAATCCTGGTGGTAAGTAAGGATTATCTCTCGAACTAGACAAAAATGCAGCAAGGTCAGGGTTTCTGTTAGTAACTCTTTTGTCATACATTTTAACAGTTTCTTTAATTGACTTACTACCTTCTATATAGTCAGCAGTAAATAGTAAATCTCTTATGAATCCTTGTGCAGGGTTCGAGCATATTACACCTACAAAGTGAGGTACACCATTAATAATACCGTGTACATTTCTTAAACGTCTTACACACTCCTGATAAATCTTAGGTGAAATACCCGATGCTTCCTCTAGATAGAAGGCAGTTATGTTCATAGACCTAAACTTCTCCTCATCATCACTCGCAAACCCTGTAATCTTATGCCCATTATTTAAAATAATCTCAATTTCTGCTTTAGTATCCGTCCATTTAGTTACGAACTTACGTGGCAGGTACTCATCAAATATCGGCATTATCGCCTTTGAGAGTTGTTTTAGAGTTTGAGCTAAAATAATAGTCTGACCGTAAGGTACAGACAACGCGTGATTTATAATCTCCATAACACCAGAGTTTGATTTAGCTGACCCCATACCACCTATTTGTAATTTAATCTTATGCTTATCTTTGTGCATAGCTAACTGATGTGGCAGTGGGATATAGTGGATGTAGGCAGCATCACAAGTATCACAGTAGCCATACTTATGGGCAGACTGTTTTTGTATTTCAATAGAACCTGTACCACAATATGGGCACTTAAAAACTATAGAAGTCGAATCTTCTTTTAATTTTTGCATAAATCCTCCTCTTAATAATATGTCAGCACTGATTAGTTCAGAAAGCTAGGTAAGAATGGTGCAAACCTAAAAAAATGTGAGATATAATTTTTTTGCGACTATACAGCATAATAATAATCAATAATCAGTGCTGGCATACTACTAAGAAGTAGTACGTGTACTATTTAGTGTATCGTTTGTTGCTTACTTTTATTAAGTCTGTTATGAATGTTTTATTGCCTTTTTTAGTAGTTATAGTTCTACCTAAGTTCTTTTTATTCTTAGGGCTTGGCTGATAGTTTTTAGAAACTCCTTTTACACCACCATCTTTTAAAACTTGTCCTATAGATTTTTCTATATCTTTACCAACACTCGCATTGGGATAGCTAGACCAAGTGCTAGGTTTATCTCTAAGGGAATCACCATAAGTGAGGTTTTCAGATCTCTTTTTTACTCTCGCTAGTGCCATTATTTCACCTCCTGTTCTGCATATATGTCAGGGATACGTAATATAACAATATTCTGTTTAGACTCTTGTTTTTCCTTCTCCTCAATATTTTTAATGAGCTGCAGATTATCCCTTTTATTTTTGGCTAGGGGGTTAGCCAGGTTGTCCTCTGCAGCAGCTTTTAAGAGGGTACGTTTATGTTTCTGCACGTATGTATTTACAATTCTATCAGCTAGAAAGTCATTCCACTCATCTATAGTAATGCTGGGATATGTAGAGTTTAGTTCAAACTGATTTTTAAATATATTATTAGCAAGGTCAGCTAAATAGAGATTAGCCATTGTTAAATACTTTTCTTTTGTACTATCTGATATATGTGTTGCTTGTGATAAGGACAAGGCTAAAGGATCAGTAGGTGTTTCCTCCTTTTCTTTTAAATTATTATAGTATGCTTTCCTAAACCTTTCCGATTTTCTATCAGTTAGTTCTTCTAGTTCCTTTATTTCCATAAACTTATTATAACATAAAAAATTTTTTTTTCAATTGTTTGTTAGAGAGAGAAAAACTAATATATATACATGAGAGCATGATGCATGTGATAGAGAGACCTTTTCAAAGCCACCCTCCTATCCATTGATACAATCGACACTATAGCACATCATGTAGTATGTTATCATCTAATGATATTTAACCAAGTCAATTGTAAAACTTTAAATCATATCATTTAAATGATATAACATATCACTTAATGATATTAATAATTGCATATCATTTAATGATATAATTTATCACTTAATGATAAACTTTAAACATATCATTTAATGATATAATTTATCACTTTTTGAATTTGTGAATAGGTAAATTTTAAAAAGTCTATGTTTTTGATATTATATAATATTATATATATAGATAAAAAAAAATTATATAGAGAAAATTTTGAAAAGAAAAATTTTTTATATACATCAAAACAGGGACAAAATGAAAAATATATCTTTTTTTGTCGTTTTATGTATGTTTTATCACTTAATGATAAATATATCACTTAATGATAAATATATCATTTAATGATGTTGACTTTTATATCATTTAATGATATACTTTAGTACGTGGGAGGGATATGATGAAAAAATATTATACAGTGTATAGAATAGACAAGTCTACTAATGATATTACTAATATCATGGACTATACTAATGTAAATGAATTGATGAAGGACTTCAAATTGACTAATAAAAAGAGTATATATAACTATGTTGTTAAAAACTTGGATACTTTAAAAGACTTTAAACATCTACTAAAAGATAGATACTTTATAATGATAGACTATGATAGTATATTAGAATAACTTTGCAAAAAGTTATTTTTTTTTGAAAAAAAGTAATATTTGGCGTAAAGTCGTGCTATATTATAAGCACGACGGGAGGGAATACTCTAAAAAATACATACAACCGTCATGATATTTGACAAGTGATATTATTAATTATAATTAATGGTTTTATAGTGAAGACTTTATAACTCATGACTAGAATTGATTAGTAAAACTATTTTTTGGTTGAGGCGTCAAGTGTTCACTCATGAAAGTATAAGGGATATAAGTAGGACTGTAATTGATTAATTATGATTTAGTAATATATTAGAGGTTTAGCGTGTTGCGTTATATGGATACGACTATAATTGATACAGTTTATGTAGTTAGGAATTGACAACATGTTTACTAAACAAAAAAACAAAAAATGCAATTATAAATTATAAATTATAAATTATAAATTTGAAGGATGTGATAAGATGAAAGTTAGTATGGAATTACTAAGAAATGAATTAAAATATTTAAATGATATTACTAAAGATGATAAATACCCATATCAATTATATGTTGCTTATGGTAGTTATGGACTTGATAAAGTAGTTAATGAAGGTGGAGGTTGTAAAACTATTATTGGTTTAACAACTAAAAAAGACCTTTACAATCAAATGGAAACGCTTATAAAAGGTATTTTAATTGGTAAAGATATGCAATTATAAATTGTAAATTTGAAATTTAAGGATGTGATAAGATGCGATACTTAAGTAAAGGACAAAAAAGAATATTAAAAGACTATACAAAAGATGGTTATTTTAATGATGATTTACTAATTAATAAGTATGGTAATAAAACTATACTTATGATACAACTTGAGAAAGTAAACGACTATGAAACTTTATACAGTGATTTAGATAGACTTATAAATGATTTAAGATTTGAAAGCAATTTAGAAAATAAACTTAGTGTAATTGATAATTTTAGATAATAGGAAGTGATAAATAATGATTAAAAAATATAAATTAATAGTACAAGATACTTTTAATAAATTGGAATTAAATAAAATATATAAAATAAAAAATAATAGATATATAGTGTCTGATGTTGATGATACTATAATATTATATGGTGTTTCAAGTTGGCAATTAAAAAATATGTTTGAAGAGGTGGTAGAATGAAAGCATTATTAAAATTAGATAGTATGGGAAACTATGAAAAAGAAAAAGGATTTGCAAGTTATAAAACTTTAGTTGATAGATTTATTGGTAATATTGTACTTTGTAATAATATAGTTGATATTGAAGATTATAGTATATATGAAAACATACAAGTTGGTACTTTAGATGAAAATACAGATATATTTCAATATTATTTATGTAATGTTAATAAATGGGACATTGAAACATTAAAAGAACTAACAAAAGATAATAACGATATAATTTTATCTTATAGTGATAAGTTAGAGTGTGATGTTTTAATGGTAGACCACTTTGGGACAAGTTGGGACTATGTTTTAACAAGTGTCCCTTTAGTTGATAATATTGAAGATTGTGGAATTTAAGGGAGTGATAAAATGAAATTAGAAACTATTTACAATGATTTAGTTGATATTATGAATAATGATATGGACTTTATGAAAGCAATAAAATTAAAAGATAAACTAGAGCAGGCTATAAGAGAAGAAACTTGCTATAAAACTACAAGTAAAACAAGAGTAAATGCAATTAAAAGAATTGCTAGTAAATATAATGATAGACCAGCACTAACTGGATATGGTATATATAAAGATTATAAATGTATAACAGACAGTTATCATTTAGTTGCAATTCACGAAGAAAATGTACCTTTAAAACTTGTTACTACTGATAAAGAATTAGCAGATAAAGTAGGTAAAGAAAATTGTATTTATGGAACTTATCCAAATATGGAACACATTATAAACTTTGATAAACAATATTATAATGAAATAACTTTAGATTATGATGATATTATGCAATATTATAAACTACATAGAAAAAATGCAGAAAATGAACCTTATGAAATTAACGGGCAATATTACAACATTATATTCTTAAAAAATGTTATTGATGTGTTAGGAACTGATTTAACAATATATCAAAGTGATGATTATTACAGACCAATGTATCTAGTAAATAAAGACAATGAACTAGGACTTGTATTAGGAATTAGAAAATATTAAGGATGTGATAAAGTGATTATAAAACAATTACTAATAAAATATATGAGTAAAAAATATAATTTAAGAAATGATTTTATAAAAAGAATATCAAAAAATGATTTTAGTATTATTGATATTCTAAAAATAAATATATATCTAAAAAGGAGTTTTAAAAATGACAATAGTGTTTAAAATATATGATAAAAATAATAAATTAGACCAATTTAATAAAAAATTGATAAAAATTAGTAAAGATAGATTTGAACTAAGAAAATCTAAAAATAATATATGGTATATATATGATTATGATTATAGAGAAATTACAAGACGTAAAACTGAAATTAAAGATATTTTAGAATGTATGAATTTATATAATGATTTTAAGGAGGTTATAAAATGAATAAAGAACATTTAAAAAAGGTTAGAGAAATTATAAAAGAATTAAATAAAAAACATATTTTAATGATACAGCTTGATATTGTTTATGAGTTAGATTGTCAATTAGATTTTGATATATCTGATGAAGATTATTGTAAATTATATAATGAGATTGAATATGCTTATTTAAAAGTTGAAAATGTAGGTATTGGAGTTATTGTAAGATGTGCTTTAGATAACTTTAATAAAATTATAAATGATGATGAAGATTTTGATTTAAGAGAGGAGTGTTGTTGGTATTAATGAAAAAAGACTACTTAAAAACAATGGTAATTGAAATTGATATAACAAAGTGTGAAAAATCATTTAAGGAAATAATGGATTTGATACAAGCATTAGAAAATCAAGAACTAGCAGATAATAATTTAGAAATTAAAGATATTTATTTTAAATAAGGAGGAATTATAATGAATAAAAGAATTTGTAATGAATGTGGTAAAGAAATGACAGAGGGTTATTGTATTGAAAATGGTATTGAGTATTATTGTAGTGATGAGTGTTTACATAAAAATATAACAGAAGAAGAATATTTAAAATTATATGACAATGGGAATGGTGATTCTTATTGGACTGAATGGGAGTGTGATTAATAATGAAATTTAGTAAATATAGTGCAATTTATAGAAATGATAATTTAACTATAAATGATGAGGAAATTATTGGGAAAGTATGTGATGTTAAGGAATATTTAAGATATGAAATAGCAAATCAATGTATGAGTGATATAAATTATGAAAATTTAATTGATAATGTTGATATGATTATTGATTTACTTCAAGAGTTAGATGAAACACAAGAAGATACTTTAAAAATTAGAGTATATTATAATCCTATAGGTGCTTTACAATATACTACATTCATTAAGGAGGAAGAATAATATGTATTTAGTAAGTGATGATTATGGAGATTTTAAAAAGATAATGAATTTTAAAGAATTATATGGAATGTTAGCTGATGAGATAGTACAAGATATTAAACAAAATTATAATGAATATGATATTTTAAAAGAATGTGTAGACCAATTAGGAAGTTTAGTAAAAAACAATTTAGTAAATGAAAAATATATTATAAATAACTTAGAATCTTATGGTTGGCATGTTATTAATATCTTAGATATACAAAAAGGTATAAATGACTTAAGAGAATATGTAGCTAGAAAAAGCACAGATTTAAAAGTATTTGATGATATTTTAAAATATATAGATGAGGAGTTGAAATAATGATAAAACTAAAAACTAAAAGAATTAAAGAAAACACTAAAGAAGAATATATTGGAGTAGAGTTTAGAACTAAAGATACAAATTATTATGAATATTTAGTTGCTATTAATCACTTGATTATAGAATTATTAAAAACTAATGAAATATCTAAAGAAAAACTGATCGGATTGTTAGCAAATTATGTTGAGGAGGTATAATATGAGTGATTTAGAAAAAGGTTATAAAGATGAAGTATTATTTAGATTAGAAACTTTATTAAATGATAATGAAAAAGTATCTAATAAAATAAAGAAATGGAATAAAGAGGAATTTAATAAAAAGGTTGATAAAATTGTAGAATGTTTAATTAATGATGATGAATTAACAGAACATTTATGGTGTGCAATAGATTATTATTTGGAGGAGGTGTAATAATGAATAACGATTATATTAATGAAATGGGTGTTTGTCCTAATTGTAAAGAAAGAAGTTTAAATTATGGAAGTATTGAACTATCAGGAGAATCAGCTTATTTCCCTTATCAATGTAAAGAATGTGGTTTAGAGGGAGAAGAATGGTACTCTATGGAATTTACAGGACATATTATTTATGATGAGGACGGAGAATGTATAGAATTATAATAAAAAACAACAAAATACTACAAAAGTATTGCAAACGAGATATATTTATGTTATTATGTAAATGGTATGAGGTTATTAGCGACTATAATTTAATATTATTTACAAGTTGTCTATAACCTTTATAGGCAATTTTTAGTTAGGAGGTGCAAAATGTTATATAATTTACTATATCCTTATCAAAAAAATATAGTAGATGATTTAAAAAACTTTGATAGTAGTGCTTTATTTATGGATGTTGGAACAGGTAAATCTATTACTTCACTTGCTTTATATGAACAAAAATTAGTACAGAGTAAATGTAAAAAGTTATTAATAGTGTGTTTATGTGCAAAGCTGAATGAGTGGAAGATTGATTGTGAAAAGTGGTTTCCATTTAGTAAAGTTATTATATTAGATAACAAGAAAAAATCTAAAGAGGCATTTCTAAACAAAGATTTTGATATTGCAATTATAAACTTTGAAAAAACATGGAGATATGAAGATTTAAGATTTATTATAAATAATGAGTTTTACATTATTATAGATGAGAGTCATAAAATTAAAGAATCTACTACTAAAGTTGGTAAGTTTATGCAGGAATTGAGTTTATTAACTCCTTATAAGTGTATATTAACTGCAACTCCTATGGGTAATGGTTATATAGATTTATATAATCAATTATACTTTTTAGGGTTATTAGGAATTAGTTTACAAAGATTTAAAGAGAATTATTGTAATGAACAATTGGTATATTATGCAGGTATGAAACCTTTTAAAAAGATAGTAAGTTATCATCATACAGAAAAATTAGATTTACTTGTAAATAAGTATGCTAGATATTATGAAAGAAAAATTGATGATGATTTAGTACCTAGTGAAATAGTTGTACCATTTGAACTTGATAAACATTATAATAAGATAGCAAGAGATAGAGTTTATGAAGATATTAGTTTAGATAAAATAACATCTAAAAGATTAGGTTTAAAATCATTATGTAGTGGAACAATTATGGGTAATGCTTTAGTAGATGCAAATGGAGATTTACATAGAGAATATCAGCTTAACACTTATAAATTAGATTGGATTAAAGATTTTTTAGAAAACTTCAATGAAAGAGTTGTTATATTTTATATGTTTGACCACCAAAGAGATCAATTATATGATATGATAACTAAACTAAAAAGACCAGCAGCTAGATATTGTGCAGCTTATAAAGAAGAACAAGTATTTAATGAAAATGATAATGCAGTAGCAATAGTACAATATAAAAGTGGTTCTACGGGAATAGATTGGTTAAAACAAAGTTATGTATGTATTTTTTATAGTCTACCCGATTCTTATATTGAGTTTTACCAAGCTAAAGGAAGAATTAATAGAGTAGGACAAACTAAAAAACCTATATACTATATATTAGTATCTAAAGGTTATAACAGTGTTGATGAGATTAACTATAAAGCACTAAAGAATAAACAAGATTTTAATGATGAGTTCTTTGAAAACAATTTTAAGGAGGTATAAATATGTGTTTTACTAAAAGAAGGGCTAAAATAAAAGAAAGTGTTAAACATCAAGGAATTGGAGGTAAAGAGATATTATTAGAAAGAAAATTAAGTTTAAATGAAGTATTAGAACAAGATACTATTGCTGCTTTCAATTTTGCTAAAAGAAGATTAGATCTAGTAAGTAAACCTGATAAGGAGTGTGATAAGATAACAATTTATTATGGGCACGTTGGTAATTTAGGTTATTTTGTTGCAGAAGATGAATTAGTATGAAGTGTTATATAAAAAGTAAAAAGTATGGTGTATATTTTAATAAACATATTATAGAAAATATGAACCATTGGACTTCTAAAGCAGAGGCAAAGCTATTTAAAACAATTAAAGAAGCAAGAGGGTGTATTAAAAGATATAAATTAAAAAATATAGAAATAGAAAAAGAGAGGTGTAATAAATGAGTGCAGAAGAAAAAAGAGAAAAATTAAATAACTATCGTAAAGAACATTTAGAACAGTATAGAGAATATCAGAGAAGATATATTGAGAGGAAGAAAAAAGAAGG